GGGATCTACCTAACCAAAAAGATTAAGGTAGACGGCGTCGTCCAGACGCCGCCAAGGAAACCACCCCATAGAAGGGTGGGTCGCCATGTGGGAGTCCCAGCAGGGACTAACACAGAGGACTCGCGTGTATTTCGTTCTCTTAAGCCTAAGAGAAATAAAACCACGCACCAAAGAGCGCTGCAGGAAACATACGAAAGCACCAAGAGGATTGAAAATATAGCCCTTTCTTCTTGCGAAGCGAGGTACTATAATACGATCCTCTAGGAATCGTAATTTCCGAGTAATAGGTCTGTATGCGTGATACAAAACAGAACCATTACCATTAATAGGAAGTGACGATTGTCCGAATGTTTTAGCGAGAGCTAAAGGCATCCGGATACCGGCATCATCGTTCTCATGCATCGGCACTTGGAGTTTCGGAACGAAACATAACAAGTACTGAACTGCACGAGAAAGCCGAACCGATGTTCTTGCAGAGAACAGGTTCAGTCTATTAATTGCAACGTAGAAATCTTGCACGGTGTTAAGGGATCTAATATAGACACCTCTAACATCGATACCGAGAAAGTAATCGGCACCGCAAGATTCCCGAAACGGACCTTCCGAAAAGGTTTTATCGGGATTCTCTACAAAGCCACATAAGTGCAGGAGGCGCCTAAGGTTACGTTCTATAATCCCGCGAGGGACTATTAGATCGTCGCCAAAGCAACCCCATGATTTATGTGAACGGGATGTTTTAAAACGCACCCCGGCGCAGTGGAAAGAAGCCTCGATCATGGCACTAAAAATCATCGTCTGAAGAGGGAACGTAAAACCGTTTCCCATAGACGAAATGATATCTAGTTCGTAGGATCCCAAACCTGGGATTTCAGTCGAACGACAACGATATCGTTCAAGTAAATTCAATAGACTTTTTGGAAGAATCTCTCTGCAGAGATTCAACCCTATTGAATCCGACGCTGAAGATAGGTCTATAGTGACATGAGAGTCAAAAATAGAACCTATCCGAGCCATGTCTCTGTTGCGGAACTGCTGATCTTCCATATCAATACCAAAGTATTCATACAGTCGATCGCAGATTATCTGACCAAGTCCAAGTTGAAAGAACATATTCAACGAAGGCTCGATGCAGATACAACGTGAGATCGAATCGGTCTTTGGAACAAAATCCAGACGACTTGATTCTATTACATCAGGCAGTCCGAAGTGGAGAAGACGAGTTTCCTCGGCCTCTTTCCAGTATTCAAACTTGGAGATGTAATCCTTATATGAAGAATATAAGGAGGGACGAGTAACCGCCATACGAGATGAGAACAACTTAGCATAAGTTGACTCACCAGGAGAACCTCTAGCCGCGCCAGGCCCACAACGCCCAAAGAATAGGGGTTGGAGGTCTGTTGAGACTAGAGGCAATCCCTCACGATGCCAGAAGTTATCGATAGAACGTTTAAGTTCACCGAATAGTTCTTCATCATGAGACGTATTGAGGTTTAACACCCAACTCTTAGAACGAAAGTTCGACTCTAAGAATTTCAGGAGAGCAGCACTGTCTGCGTTTTCTGTTCGGTCAGACTCCAATTTCTTGAAGAATGACTGATACAAAGACCGACAAGCTGCTTCCCGGGGGTTGTTGGCGTTCTGAACAGGGAGCTGAAGCTCACTTTCAGGAAGGCCAAGATCCTCTAGAACCTTGGAGAAAAGAGCACTAGGTGAAAACTCCATAGTGAACACTCCTGATCAGGAAAGACTAAACTACCATTGGATTGGTGGTAAAGTGATACCGGAACCTTTTGCCAAAGTATAGAGTAAGGTTAAAATTAACCAAAACTCCAACCTTGTGAGTTGTTGATTAAGTCGGCGAGGCCGACGAGATCGAGCTATAGGACACCGGTGACCAACAGGTCGCCAAAGTCGTTAGGCTCGGCTCCAACAACGCCGAAAAGGAAAGCCAGCATCGCGCGAATATTGATAGCATCCTGGGCGTCGGCACCAGCGGGAACCTCAAATGAAAGTTTGAGAGTCGCGCGGTCAACGTTCAGGTCTGCGTCAACATAAACGCCTTTCTTGATAATGGCCGTATACACATTCTTGGGAATGGTCCCACGAGAACCAGTCACCGGATTTGCATTGGGCAACGTTTTCAACGTTACCGGTTTGTAAATGGTGATCTCGAACGGATCAGACACAGAATGGGTCCGGACATTCGTCTGAGTGCCACCCAATGCCGACACGATGTACTTCTTCGCATTAGCGACAGGCGGTGTATCCGCCACAATCGTATACGTAGGAGACGTCAGGCCGGTAAGAGCTACCCCAGTAACGGGGGATGCAATAGACACTGTCATGTGATATTCTCACAAAGGTGTAAGGTATTACCCTCACGTTTTAAAGATCACGAAAGACGCCGATTAGCGTTCAACAGAGCCGTGATGTTCAACCATTTCAAGCTACCAATACCCGGAAGGGTAAAATGGAGGCCCGGAACGAAAGAAGAAACACGACGCCGTCTCCAGTCAATACGACGTGACGTAGCGTAGGAAGTTCCCACCTCAAATCTGCACTCTGGATGTGCTGCTAAAAAGGAAGGATCGACAAAGAACTTCGCAGAAGACGAAAGTTCAGTATCAATCCGCCTAGTAGCATTACACCATTGAACAGTAGAGGAGAGAAAGGTTAAACAATTAATGAGATCTCCGATGTTGATAAAATAATCAACAAGGAAGCTGTACGGGATCAACTCCCATACAGTAGGAACGAAGTCAGAAAGGGCAAGTATTGCAGCTTTGCGAGGAGCCCATGCCAACGAAGGCACGAGGACCTTGACAGAGCCGCGAATAGTTACTGACTCTCTGGCGAAGTTACTAGCTCGATAATTGTACTTCCAATCGTTAAGTGAATTAAAGTCAGAGGATTGACCTCCAAACTTGAATTCATTCCTCTTCTGAACTGTAATACGCTCAGAAGGGGGCCTGCCGTTCGTAAGTTCGGCAAGGTCAGACATGGCATCATCAATATCATTAAGCAGAGGTTTTATCCCAAAAGAGTAGGTTAACCACTCTTGAGCCAACGCTTTCTTTATATTCCTTCTTTTGGTCATAGAAATGCGTTTCTGTACGCGTTTTTTATGTCCCGAAGTAAGTCGTCTAAAGATAAGGGTTGGTCGCTTAATAAGTTGAATTGTATCGCGAAACTCACCGAGAGCAACACCAAGTTGAAACTTGTGTTGAACCTGTCGAGCACGAGATACAAAAGATGTCAACGCTGCGTCATAAAGTGTGTTGGAGTAACTAGGGTTAGCAAAAACACCTGGAGGATTTAGATGACCAGAAAGTACCCGATGAATCTGAAAACCAAAATTGACATAGTCAATAGTGAGAGTCAAAACATCGGACTTACCGGAAATCTGAATTCCGTCACCTTCTGTCGTCGCATCTTCGATACGAGCAATCTTACCACGGTAGTCCTTAATGTTGTCTTCATACGTTTTGGTTGATTCGAAATGAATCATAGAACCATTGGTAGAAGACGCAACTAAGTTACCGTTAGTATATTGTTTATAGTATCTAAGACCGTCGACATAAAGGTGATTGGAGGTGGTAATGCTCATACCTAGATCTCATCTACTTTGTAGATGGAAGAGAGCCGGAGTAATCCGGTCCTGTTTTAACAGCCTAAATCGAAAGACAAGGCTGCCGGCAACACTGCCGCAAGAGAGCCCG